TCCTGCTGTTCTTCCCACAGTAACTCAAAATCTCATTCCTGATAAAGATGATACCTTCGTCAAGTTTGGTAACTTTAACGATATTAAAAAAATTATTTCTTCCAATCTTTTTTATCCAACGTTCATTACGGGTCTTTCGGGTAATGGTAAAACGTTCAGTATTGAGCAAGCTTGTGCTCAACTTAAGCGTGAACTGATTCGTGTCAACATCACCATTGAGACTGATGAGGACGATCTGATCGGTGGTTTCCGTCTGGTGAATGGTGAAACCGCTTGGCATAACGGTCCTGTGATTGAAGCACTTGAGCGTGGTGCTATTCTGCTTCTGGATGAGATTGACCTTGCCTCTAACAAGATTCTGTGCCTCCAGTCTGTACTGGAAGGTAAAGGTGTCTTCCTCAAGAAAATCGGTAAGTTCGTCAAACCTGCTGCAGGATTCAACGTATTTGCCACTGCAAACACCAAGGGAAAGGGTAGCGATGATGGGCGCTTCATCGGCACCAACGTACTCAATGAGGCATTCCTGGAGCGTTTTCCTGTGACCTTTGAGCAATCCTATCCCGCTCCTACCACCGAGCAGAAGATCCTTGAGGGTATCGCTCTGGACCTTGGTGTGGAGGATCGTGACTTCTGCAAGCGCCTGGTGGATTGGGGTGACATCATCCGTAAGACCTTCTATGATGGTGGTATTGAGGAAATCATCAGCACCCGTCGATTGGTTCACATCATTCGTGCTTACAGCATCTTCAATGATAAAGCAAAAGCAATTCAAGTTTGTGTGAATCGTTTTGATGACGAAACCAAGACTGCTTTCCTGGAACTCTATGATAAGGTGGATGCTGATTTCAAGATGCCTTCTACTGATCTTGAACTGACTGTAGAATACGTTGACGAGAAGCAAGCAAACTGATAGAATATGAGGAGGTCAATGTGCCTCCTTTTTTGTCCCTTTACTATGAAAAATTATGTCCGAAAACTTTGAAAGCATTTATGGTGGTTTCAGTTTGACTGGAAACCCATATGCTGCTCCTGATACTATTACATTTGATTCTAAAATGACTGAAGATACGAATAAAAATGGTTTCTGGAAATATAATGAAGATAAAATCCTGAAACAACTTGAACAGTACATTTCTGGAACCTATAGTCAGCATTATGTTGATGAGACTGATTGTGCGAAACAACAAACTCTTGATAAAATTAAGTACAATCGCCGTGAAGGATTCTGTGCCGGTAATGTAACCAAGTACATTGATCGCTACGATACCAAAGGAACGCCACGAGCAGATTTGTTTAAAGTCCTACACTATACTATTCTTTTGATCAATCATCTTAACCTTATTGAAAACAAGTGATGAAAATTTCTGATAAAACGCTCTCCGTTCTCAAGAACTTCTCTTCCATCAATCAGTCTATTCTCTTTAAGCAAGGAAACAAACTTCGTACTATTTCTGTAATGAAGAATATTCTTGCTGAGGCTACAATTACTGAGGAACTTCCAAAAGACTTTGGCATCTATGATTTGAATCAATTCTTGAATGGTCTTGGTCTTCACCAAAGTCCCGAACTTGATTTTGAGAATGGTGGATATGTAGTTATTCGCGAAGGTAAGATGCGTTCTAAGTATTTCTTTGCAGATCCCAACGTAATCGTTACGCCACCTGATAAAGAAATTGCTCTGCCGAGTGAGGATGTTTGCTTTGAATTGAGCACTGAGCAATTGGACAAACTCCTCAAGGCAGCAGCAGTTTATCAACTGCCCGACCTTTCTGCTGTTGGTGAGGCAGGCGTGGTAAAATTGGTTGTGCGTGATAAGAAGAACGACACCTCCAACGATTTTTCCATTGTTGTTGGCGAAACTGATTCAATCTTCACCTTTAACTTCAAGGTTGAAAATATCAAGATTCTTCCCGGAACTTATGAAGTTGTTATTTCACAAAAACTTCTTTCTCGCTTTGAGAGTAAGAATCATGATGTAAAATACTTTATCGCACTGGAACCTGACTCTACTTTTGGTTAATGAACATTTTTGTAACAAGTGAATACCCAGCAGAGAGTGCTCTTTGCCTTCCTGACAAGCACGTCGTCAAGATGCCCCTAGAGTGCTGCCAAATGCTTTCCATCGTAGCATCCAAGTGGTATCATAACTACGGCACTCTTCCCAAAGCAGATGGAACCTCATATGCAACTGAGAAGGGTGCCTTTCGCAATCATCCCTGCACTCAATGGGCAGCAAAATCTATCCATAATGCATACTGGTTGATTAAGCATGGAATGAACCTTTGTGATGAGTACACTCTGCGATATGGAAAACAGCATTCGTGTTATAATACACTTCTTGCAGCATATTATCTTTTTCCCAAAGGAAAGATTACTGATGTGACTCCGTTTGTTCGTGCTATGCCTGATGAATATAAACTTGACACAAGCATTGACACTTTTACTGCTTACAAGATGTATATCGCATCCAAACCTTGGGTTGCATTTAATTATCTTCGTATGCCGCAACGAAAACCTGATTGGATTTAAATAAATTATGGCAAGTGATTTTCTTTTTGTTGAGAAGTACCGTCCTCAAGTAATTGATGATTGTATTCTTCCTGATGATACTAAAAAAACATTTAAGGAGTTTGTAGAGAAGGGTGAGATTCCAAATCTCCTTCTTGCAGGTCCTCCTGGTATTGGTAAAACTACAATCGCAAAAGCACTTTGTAATGAATTAGGAGCAGATTATTATGTCATCAATGGATCCGACGAAGGACGTTTCTTGGATACTGTACGGAACCAAGCGAAAAACTTCGCTTCGACCGTCTCACTTACGGGATCTTCTAAACACAAAGTTATCATCATTGACGAAGCGGACAACACAGGAAACGATGTTCAACTCTTACTACGGGCAAATATTGAGGCATTTTATAACAACTGCCGATTTATCTTTACCTGTAACTACAAGAACAAAATCATTGAACCCCTGCACTCCCGATGTGCAGTCATCGACTTTACAATCAAAGGAAAGCAAAAGGCACAACTCGCAGGAGCATTCTTCAAGCGTCTCCAAACAATCTTGGATACTGAAAGGATTGAGTATGACCAAAAAGTTCTTGCAGAATTGGTATCCAAGCACTTTCCAGATTTTCGTCGTGTCCTCAACGAATGCCAACGATATTCTACATCAGGAAAAATCGACGCAGCAATTCTTGCATCTTTCTCAGACTTTACAGTAAATGAACTTGTCAAGCATCTTAAAGAAAAAAACTTCTCAGAAGTCCGAAAGTGGGTGGTCTCCAACTTGGACAACGATTCTTCTGTCATTCTTCGCAGGGTTTATGACACCCTTTACTCTGTTCTACTTCCCCAGTCTATCCCTGCTGCCGTTCTTATTATTGCTAAGTATCAATACCAAATTTGTTTTGTGGCTGACCAAGAGATAAATCTTCTTGCAGCACTTACTGAAATTATGTGCGAATGCGAATTTCGTTAAGGTCTGTTCATTTGCCCAGATTGGTTGAAAGATACTACTCCATTTGATTGGAAAGAAGAAAAACAATCCTCAAAATTAGAAATACTTTTTATAAAAAGGAGTGTGAATTTAAATGAAATCTCTTAAAACTCCATTACGTTGGCCTGGGGGAAAGTCACGCGCCTGCCAAAAAATATCGCCATACTTCCCCGACTTGCGAAACTACGATGAGTTTCGTGAACCATTTCTTGGTGGTGGAAGTGTTGCAATCTATGTGACTAAAAAATATCCTAGTTTGGATATTTGGGTGAATGATCTTTATGAACCCCTTGTAAACTTCTGGCAGCAACTCCAAATGTTTGGGAATGACCTGAAGAATGAATTATCTGATTGTAAACTTGCATACAATACTCCCGAACTTGCGAGAGAACTTTTTCTCAAATCGAAGGAACAAATAAATGAAAAAGAGATATCAAGTCTTGATCGTGCTGTTGCTTTCTATATTGTCAATAAATGTTCATTCTCTGGTCTCACGGAAAGTTCATCATTTTCTGCTCAAGCATCACAAAGCAATTTTTCATTGCGAGGAATTGAGAAATTGCCAGAGTATTCAAAACTAATTTCCAAGTGGCGTATAACTAATTACTCTTATGATTATCTGATGGATGGAAACATGGGTGCTTTTATGTATCTTGATCCTCCTTATGACATTAAGGATAATCTCTATGGGCGTAAGGGATCAATGCACAAAGGATTTGATCATGATAAGTTTGCTTCTGATTGCGATGCTTGTTATATGCACCAACTAATAAGTTATAACTCAGATCAACTGGTTAAAGATCGCTTCAAGAACTGGAAGATGGGTGAGTTTGATCTAACTTATACAATGCGTTCCGTTGGTGAATACATGCGAGAGCAAAAAGAAAGAAAGGAACTTTTGCTGTTTAATTATAATAAAGATTTGTTATGGAACTGAAGGACTGGTTAAACTCAATTAATTTTACAAAAGAAAATTTGATGGAAGATGATCCAACTTTAAAAAAGGATTATGCTCCATATATTATAAATCGATGTCTATCTGCTCATATTGATTGCATCCTCTTTGCGAATGAAATGAATATTCATCATCAACTTGATAAAGATATGCAATATTCGTTTTATCTAAATAGTCTTAGGAAACGGAAGAGATTTTCTCCCTGGCTCCGCAAGGATAAAGTCACAGACTTAGAATGTGTAAAAAGTTATTATTCATATAGTAATGAAAAGGCATCCCAAGCTCTGAAAATCTTATCAAAAGAACAAATTGCTTTCATCAAACAAAGACTTGAAATTGGAGGAAAAAAATGACTACTGCTCAACAAACAGTAGAACCTGTAGTCCATTGGTCTCAGGATCAAATGGTAGAGGTGATTCTTAATGAACCAGACGACTTTCTGAAGGTCCGTGAGACTTTAACCCGTATCGGAGTTGCATCGCGTAAAGAGAAGAAACTCTATCAGTCTTGCCATATTCTGCATAAGCAGGGGCGCTATTATATTGTTCACTTTAAGGAGTTGTTTGCTCTGGACGGTAAACATGCAAATCTTACAGTCAATGATGTTCAGCGTCGCAATCGTATTGCTCGCTTACTTGCTGATTGGGGTCTTATTACGGTAGTGAATCCAGATTCAGTTGCCGATATTGCTCCTCTTAATCAAATCAAAGTTCTTGCTTACAAGGACAAAGGTGATTGGATTCTAGAACAAAAATACAATATTGGTAAAAAGGGTAAGACCCAGGAAACCGAATAAAAAGGAGCGGGAAACAACATCCCGCTTTTTTTATAATCTCTTATAATTAGTAGTGGATGCCGAAAGGGTCCAATTACTACTAAGACGCTCATGGAGGTCTATTATGTTCGGAACAAATTCA